GCTGCCATCGGTGCTACGCACCCGCACTTCAAATTCCAACACCGCTGCGCCAATTTCTTGGCTTTTGACGGTATAAGTGCCACCTGTCGCGACAAAATAGCCGTAACTAATCGCGACTAATGGCGTACCGCCTAAACCTGTTTGCAAAGCTTGATCCGCGGCGCTAAAGGTGTATTCGCCCGTTGCGGTATTCACGGAATATTCGCCTAGCGCGGGGGTGACTAAAATATCTACCCGCGTTAAGTATTTGCCTGTGGCCTTGTAAATCACCCCTAAATCAATTTTAAAATCTGCGCCATTCGCCACGGTTACGCTGGATAACACCAGCGTGCCCGCTTCAAATTCCACGGTTTCATCGTAGCCAGTGCTGCGTTGTCCGCCGTGCAATAACAGCTGCATGGCCTTGGTGTCTACAATTGCTTGTTTGGCTTTGCCTGTGATTTTCTTTTGCCCCTGGCGGATGTCAATCGGAAAATCTTTGCTGCCGTATAGCTCTTTTTGCGACACCGAAAAATCAAAGCTGATTTCGGTGAGTTCCGCCATGCGGATTGGGGTGGGGTTTTCGCCCGTGGGGATTGCCCATATTGAGCCTACGCCAAACACGGTTTTTTTTGTGCAAGTAGTCATGTTTTTTTCTTTCTTTGGTTTTTTAAAGGGTGTTAATCGCTTGTTTTAAGCCGTCTACCGCGCGGGCAATAATGTGATAATGCACGCCGTGTTGGGCTAAAACGGTGTTGTGAATATTGTATTTAAACCAGCTATCAATCAGCCGATTCACTTGCCCCGCGGTCAATACCGCCTGCGTTTCGGGCGGTGGTTCGGGCAGCGGTGGGACAAGTTCGCTGTCCTGCTCTGCGTTTGGTTTTTTCATAGCATTTCCTTTTTGGGATTAAAAATTAAAGCTGCTCAATATCGCCACTGACAAAAATCTTAAACTGCTTGCTATACAAGCAAGCAGGGCTATCTGCGTCGGCATGTTCTAGCTCGCCGTCGCCTTGGCTGATTAAATGTATCGTCTCTTGAAAATTCTCTTTTACTAAGTTGGCAATCACCGCTTGCATAATGTCCAGCGCGTCGGTTTCGCAGCTATCGCCACGAGTGTGGGCTTGCACTTTGAGGGTTAGCTCGCGGTGTACGATAGATTGCCCGCTAAATGTCGTGGCTTCTTTTTCCATGATTAAATTTAGCGCGGGCAAATCTTCGCGGGTTAGGTTAGTCACGCGATGCCGAAACACCCTCCCATTTACCGCGGTTACGCTGCTTTGCAGTTTATCTTTGATGTTTTGCATCAGTGTATTAATGAGCGTGCTCATAATTTTTCCAGGGTGAGCTTAGTGATTTTGCCATCTTCTATTTTCATGACCTCGCGCACGCGGTACGGCACAGCGTCAATACTGATTTCGTTGCCGTTTTTTATCCCTAACCACGCGCCCGTGGGGTATTGCGCGGTGTATTCGGTGCTTTGTTGCCCTCCGCCGAAAATATCTTGATCAGCGGCATCTAAAAGCAGGCTAATCACTTCGCCGTTAAACGCTGCCAGTACGCAAAATTCGGCGGGATTAAAAAAAGCAGCCCAATCTTCTTGCATCATAGCAGCCCCTTTTTACGCAATCACCGCTTTAAGCAGATAGCCTGCCTCGGGCGCGACAATCAGCTCTTTGACTGATTCGCCGACGACGATTTCGGTTGCGCCACGCAGTCCAACGCTGACATTTTCAGCCGAGCGGGCAACCCGTTCGTCATACTGAGCTGTAAAGCCAAAGGTCGCGCCGCGTTGATTGTCAGCCAATAAGTTTTGGTGGAATAAAGAAAAATCATTGCCCCACACCCGCACTAAAGTCGGGGTTTGCCCTGGTTTGGCGGTATTCACAAACCCCGTGCCGACTAAAATTTGCTCTAACTCTAATAAATCAGCCAAGGCTTGACGGGCGACTACGCCGACATCGCCCGAAGTGCCGTTGATTGCCTTGGCTACTTTGGGATGCTGGCGCAGGGTTGTCCACGCTTTTTGTCCGATTACTGCAATGTTTGGTGCAAGTAGGCATTTATCTTTTGCGGTTAAAATATCGTTGATGGGGTCGCTGGTGGCGTAGGCGCTCCATTGATTTGCACCTGCCAAACTGCTGGTATTTACGCCGTAATTCGCGCTATTAAAAACAAGATTGGATGCGCGCACTTCACGATCTAACGCGATTAAATCGGTTAAGTATTCGGTTGCTTTCGCGACGGGGTCATGTTGGGTTTGGCTGGCAATACTGTCTTTTTGCTCAGAATAAGGCACTAAATCGCTTAAGCCGTAATCTTCGGTTGTGTTCGTTGATTCGGTTGCGCCAAATTCAACTTGATTCACCGCTGATTTGCGTCCAACCCGTGTATCAGGCAGGGTGAAGCTGTCTGCCGTGGCGTATTTGAAGTATTTAAACTGCTGTAAGCCGACTTGGATGCGCGGTAACACTAAATCCGCAATTAAGCTTTTGTTTTTGTAGCCAATAGCAATGCCCGTATAAAACGGGTTGATGGGTGCGAGGGTGCGAGACATGGTATTTCCTTTTTTGATTTAAATTTAAAATTAGCTTAATTGGATAAGAACCGCGCCAATATCATTTAGCACGCCGCTGATTTCAGCAAAGCCGATGATTTTATCGGTGTCTGCCGTGCTAGTAATCGCCTGCCCTGTGGCGTTGCTGGTGAGTTTGTCGCCACGGGTGACTGTGCCGCCATAAACCACGGGCACGATGCCTGCACGATTGACATCTAAGCGTTCGCCTGCTGCCTCTGCGCCTAAAATATCTGCCACGCCAATGATGCGGTCGGAAACGGCGGTGGCTGGAATCACGGTGTAATCGTTTGCGCCGAATTTAACGAGAGAATAAATCGGGACGGCTGCGCCCGCGTCGTAATTTTTGGTTAGGGTTGGATTGCTCATGCTGTAAGCTCCTTGTTGGCTTGTTGGATAGCTTCGATATTGCTCAGGGTTTTGCCTTTAACTTTTGCCTCCGCTGTGAGTTCAGCGGCGCGGGCAGCGAGCTGCGCCCCTGTGGCTTTCTTGCCTGCGCTGGGCGCGGTCGGCGGATTGTCGGGCACAATAGCGGGGGCTTCGTTGCTTAAATTAGCGTTTATTTTCGCTAGGTTTTGTTTTTGCGCGCCCAAAAATTGCATGGCTGCTTCGGCTGGGGTGGTTTTGCCGTCCGCTTTCAGCTGCGCGGTGAGTTCGCCCATGCCGTGCGGGGCGATGGCTTCGATGCCTAAAATCCGCTGCGTTTCTGCGCTGGCAGCGGTGGTAATCGCCCCTGCAATAATGTCTTGAATCAGTCCGCTGTGGGCTGCCATTAATTCTTCTTTGGTCATTTTTGCTGTTCCTTTTTTGATTGGTGTGGTGGTGGTGCTGGTTAAATATAAAATGGTGTCATTGATGGATTTTTTGCCGTCGATTAGGCCTGCGGCGATGGCTGTGCTGCCAATAAACACCTGTCCTTCTGCCATAGTTTGTTGCACTTTGGCGGAGCTAACCCCCCGATTTTTGGCGACGGTGTCCACAAAAATCGTATATAGCGCATTGACATCTGACTGTAAAACGCCTAAATCTTGTTCGGACAGGCTGGCGTGCGGTGTGCCTGTGTTTTTGTATTTACCTGCGTAAATGCTGGTGACTTTAATGCCTCTTTGTTCGTCTGCTGCGGATTGATCAATATGCTGGGCAATCACGCCAATGCCGCCCGTCATGGTGGTTTCATCGGCGATGAAAATTTCGCTGGCGGCTGAGGCAATCCAATAAGCGGCGGAACACATGCAACCATCCGCCACCGCCACGACTTTTTTAGTGGTTTTGGCATCTAAAACTGCTTGCATTGCCTGTTCTGCGCCTTGCACTGTGCCGCCTGGGCTGTCAATGTGCAGCAAAATAGCCGAGACACTGGCATCCGCCACGGCGGCGTTTAAGTCGCGGATAAATAGCTCTGTGCTTGCGCCGCCGCTTATTGCATCAAACAAATTGGCACGGCGAGCAATCACGCCCATGAGGGGGATAATTGCCACGCCGTTTATGATTTCGTAGTCGCCCGATTGGCTGTTGTTGCCGCCTGAAAAGGCGCTGATGTCGATTTTTTCACCTGAAAAATGCCGATTGACCACCGCATTAATCAGCTCTAATTTTTCGGGTCGAATAGCCCACGGTTCGCGCATGACGCTTAAAATAGGGCTGGGCATAGGTTTCCTTTCTGTGTTTTTATGGCTGGGTAGCGAGTTGATTCGCATCTAATGCCGCTTGTTTTGCGTCAATAATTAAGCCCGCGTCCGTGCGGGCTTGGTGTTCTTTACTCTGTTGCGCGTGGTTTTGCGCCCATTCGCTGCCGTCGTATTGCATCGTGGCGGTTTCTAGGCTAGTTAAGCCGATATTTAACGCCGCTTCGATGGCTTTGACTTCTTTTAGCGGGTCTACTGAACCTTGGCTATCGCCGACAATTTGACAGCCTAGCCAAGCTGATTTAATCAGCGGATCATCAAAATAACCATCGGCAATAATCCGCCCACTAGACACGGCTTCATTCATAAACGCTTCGTAACAAGGTTTAATAAACTCTTCTGCTAAAAAATAACGCCGACCTTTAAAAAATCGCCACGCTTCTAAAAATGCGGCACGGGCAGCAGTGTAGCTACTGGTGTAATGCTTGGTTATCATTTCCAGCGGGATTTCTAGTGTGCTGCCCACTTGTTTTAAAATCGCCATCACGAATGGATCGTATAGCGCGGAGGGGCGTTTGCTTTCAATCATTTCCACCGAGTCGCCTGCTGCCCCGCTGATAATCGTGCCCTCGCCTAGCTGGTAATTGCGGTTTTCGTCGCCGTCCAGCGGGCTTTCGCCGTCGTTTTTTACAAATACGCTAAACATGCTGCCAATGACTGCGGCGGTTAGTTCGGCCTCAGTGAAGCGGCTGATTTGTTTCAGCATGACAATCACGGGTGCGAGGTAAGGCACGCCGCGCCGTTGGCTGGGGCGGTTGCGTTGCATAATATGCAAGATATTCCGCCGTCCTGTTTGTGCGCCACGGGCTGGTATGTCGCGGTAACTATCTTCGACCACGCCCATTTCGACGGGGTGACGGCTGCGAATGGTGTAGCTTATCGCTTCTCCCATGCTGTTTAGTGTGATGCCGCCATCCGCTTTGCCTTGCCGATTGCACACCCTATCCGCTTCGATTATTTGCAGCGCGGTTTTGTAGGGCGTGGTGTTACGCGCAATCATGGGCAGTAACACAAACACATCCCCGCTAGACAAAACGCTACGAAAAACTAAATTTTGCAGCTGGTAAAAATTCTGGGTGCGGGTGGCGTCGCAGTCTTTACTGTCTGCCCACAGGCTAAATTCGCGTTTAGTATGTGCCTGCCATTTGGCGGTTTCGGCTTCGTTTAGCCCTAAAAATTCGCTATCAATACGCGGCTGAATAGTGAGCCCTGTGCCCACGACATTCGTCACCGCGGTATTAATCACCCCGCCTGCAAATCCATCGTTGCGCTCTAAATCGCGACAACGGGCGCGCATCACGGGTAAATCGTCTAGCGTGTCGTAGTCTGCACTAGCTGAATAGGGTTGCCACTTGCCTAGGGTGCGTCCGCCACGATCTGCTCCGCGATAGCTGCCTAGCGCGTCTAATTTCATCCGTGATACTTCACGGTTTAGCGCAAAAGTGGGTGCAAGGGCAGCAATGCCTTTTTGTAAAAAATTTGGTATTTTCATGGCATCACCGCATTGCTAGTGCGCATACTGCCCCGCCGCCCTGTTTCGGCTTTGATTAGTTCGGTTTGCCAGTATTTAATCATGCTTTGAATTTCCGCCGCATCGGCGCGGGTTAATTTACGCGTGCCAATTTCGTAGCTTTGATTTTGGGCGCAAGCGAGGCTTGCGGCTAGCCATGCGTCAAGCTGGCTTTGACATTGCGCGCGGGTAAGTGCCATTGTTTAGCTTTCTTTGGGCGTAAAAAAACCCATCATAGGGATGGGTGGTTAAAAATAGTGTGTTATTTCTGCTTGTTTTTAATCGTCAAACAGGGAAAAAATGGTGGTGTTTTTTTCTCTGTTTTTTGCTTTTAACGCGGGCGCGTGGTTTTCGCGCGGGGCAGCTTGTAATAAAAGCCCCTGTTGCCGTGGTTCAAGCAGGTTTTGCAAGCGTTGCCATTCCGCGTGGCTTTTGGCGTGGATGCGGACGCTGGCATGTAACGCCGCGGCGTAGGCGTAGACAAAGGTGTCTAGCCCTTCGTTGCGGATGCGGCGGTCGCGTACTATCCATTTGCCTTGCCGTGGTTCAAAAACTTCGGCGGTGAGCTGGTCGTAGTAGCCGTCTTCTAAGTCTTTAGAAAAGCGGATTTTGCGATCGCCTGCATAGGGTTTCTTGCTGTCACTTTGTAAGCGGGCATAGATACTGTGTTTTGCGGTATCCGTGCCAATGTTGTACAGCTCTACTCCCCCTTTAATCACTTGGCCGCGCCAGTTTACATCTTGCTTGCTCGGTTTGCCTAAAATAGGCTTGTTTTTGGTGTTTGCACCTTTAACCGCCAACACCCACCGTCCTTTTTTGCGCGAACTGGCACGGCAGTAGTTGTACACTTCGTGGGTGTTGTAGCCTGTGTCAATCGCGACGGCGCTAAGGCGCAGGTCAATGCCGCAGGCGTTTACAATCGGTTTGTTTAAGTAGTCGTCAAGTACTTTCCAGCCGTCTTCGGTGGCTGTGTCGGCGGGCAATTCGACCCAGTCCAATACCCAACTGGTTTCGTGTTCGCCCCAGCCTAGGATTTGCACCGCAAAGCGGTCTTTTTGTACATCCACTCCTGCGGTTAAAATGAGGCAGCCACTCGGCGGGGTGCGGATGCGGTATTCTTCCGCGCGGGTTTTGAGGTCTTCGCCGTTTACTTTTTCGCTTTCTTCTTCCCACGCTTCGCCCAAAATCGTGTTGGTAAACACTTTGAGTAGGACGGGGTCGTCTTTTTTGTCTAGCCAAGTTTTGTAGATTTTCAGCCAGCTATCACCCAGCCCAAGCGGGGCGTACAGGGCGTTAATATGAAAGCCTGCGACTTCGCGGTCGGGGTGTTCTTTTATCCATTTGCCGTTGGCAAGTAGGGTTTGTTTGTGGTGTTCGCCAATTAACACCCCGCAGCCTTGGCAGGCGTAATGCACGGCGTAGGGGGTTTGGGTTTCGCCCTCTTTAAAAAGTGGGGCTAAGTTTTCAAACTGTAAAGTTTGCCCGTGGCCGCAGTCGGGGCAGTGTACAAAGTAGCGGCGTTTGTCGCTTTTTTCGTATTCGGCGGTGATGCGCGATACGCTTTTAATCGTAGGGGTGCTGTTTAAAAATATCTTTTTTCGACTAAAGGTTTTAGTGCGTTGTTCGGCGAGGGTAACGGGGTCGCCTTCGTTATCCACATCTAAATCGTAGGCATCGACTTCATCGCACGCCAGAAATTTTATCGGCATAGACCGCAGCCCCGATGCCGAGTTGCTGCCCGTTAAAATCAAAATCCCTGCTGGAAAATCTTTCATTAGCGTGGTGTTGCCGCTGTCCCGCGAACGGGCGGGCGGGATTTTATCCAATAGGGTTGGCGAGACATCAATCATCGCTTGCACCCGTTGTTTGCTAAATCGTTCTGCTACATCGACGGTGGGCTGAACGATAAGCAGCGGGCTGGGTGCGTGGTCTATCACATAAGCGATAAAATTAAGGATGACTTCTGTGCCGCCTACCTGTGCGGATTTCATAAAAATAATGCGTTCGGTGGCATCCGAAACGGATAATACATCCATGATTTCGCGCAAATAGGGGGTGCGGCTGGTGCGCCATTTGCCTGGTTCTGCTGCGCCTTTACTGGGTAACACGCGGTGGCTGTCGGCGTAGTCGCTGACGCTTTGGCGAATGGGTGGGCGCATTCCTGTTGCCCATGCGGTGCAGGCTAGGCTGTATCCGTCCATTATTTTTCCTGTTGATTGGCTTCAATCGCTGCCACGGCGGCATCGGCAAT